CATAAAATAATTAGATAATGGCAATAAAATCAAAAGATAAAAATTTTGGTAGTAATAGAAATATAAACTATGTTGGTAAGGATTTTGCTACATTAAAGCAAAATCTTATTGAATATACAAAAACGTATTTCCCAAATACCTATTCAGATTTCAATGAAGCATCTCCTGGTATGGTGTTTATTGAACAGGCGGCTGCTATTGGTGATGTGTTATCATTTTATCAAGATACACAACTAAAAGAATCTATGTTAGCACACGCTTCAGAAAGAAAGAACGTTGTTGCATTGGCTCAAACAATGGGCTACAAACCAAAGATATCAACTCCAGCGGTAACCACACTTACTGTTTATCAGTTAGTTCCATCTATTGGTAGTGGTAGTGCAAATATACCAGATGAAACATTTTGTCTTAGAATAAAGGAAGGTATGGAAGTTGCTTCTAATACGGATTCTAATATTATATTTAGAACAACTGATGTTGTAGATTTCTCTTTAAAATCCGATAGAGAAGTTGATGTGCATGAAAGAGGAGCTGATGGCGAACCAAACTTTTATCTTTTTACTAAAAAAGTAAAAGCAATATCAGCTACTCAAAAAGAGCAATCATTTGGATTTACAACATATCAGGAATATCCTAAAATCACAATAACTGATGATAATATAATTGGAATATCATCAGTAACATATCAAGATGGTACAAAATGGTATGAAGTTCCTTATTTAGCACAAGAAAGTGTATTTGTAGAAAAAGCAAATACCGAATCAAATGGTGGAGAACTAAGTAGTTCATCATCAGTTGTACCATATATTTTAGAAGTACAAAAAGTTCCATATAGATTTGCTACAAAAGTAAATTCTGATAACACATTAGATTTACAATTTGGTAGTGGTGATACAAATATGGCTGATGAAATAATTTTACCAAATACAAAAAATGTTGGATTAGGATTAGCAAACTCTGTAAATAGATTAAATCAAGGAATTGACCCATCTAATTTTTTAAAGACAAACACATTTGGAATTGTACCAACATCAACATTGACTGTTAAATATTTAGTAGGAGGTGGTGTTACATCTAATATAAACTCAAACGAATTAAATAGAATTATTAGAGTAGAATACGATGAAGATTTATTAAGTTTAACATCAGACCAAATAAATCAATACAACGAAATGAAATTATCAATCGCAGTTAATAACGATGAACCTGCGGTTGGTGGTAGGGGTTCTGAATCTATTGAAGAAATTAGACAAAATGCATTGGCAATGTTCGGTTCTCAAAATAGAGCAGTAACTAAAGAAGATTATGTTGTAAGAGCATTATCTTTACCAGAAAGATATGGAAGTGTTGCAAAAGTTTATGTATCGCCGGATGGAGAGATAGATAATAATTCACCATCATCAATTCTTGCTTCTCCAAAAAACATAGCAGAGTTTGTTGGTGTTGTAGAGAGTATGAAAGATAAATCTAAAAGTGAAATTCAAAAAGAATTAGTTAAGTATCTTTCACAAAAGAAAACGGCAATAGCAGAAGTTAATAACCCATTTGCAATTAATATGTATGTATTAGGGTATGATAGTAATAAAAATCTAACTCAATTAAACAAAGCCGTAAAACAAAACCTTAAAACTTACTTAGGTGAATATAGGATGTTAACCGATGCAGTTAACATAATTGATGGATTTATTGTAAATATAGGAGTAGATTTTGAAGTAATATGTTATCAAAATTATAACAAAAGAGAAGTTGTTGCAAATTGCTTAACGGAATTACAATCATATTTTGAAATAGATAAATGGACATTCAATAAACCAATAAATATTTCAGAAATTGAATTAATATTAGCAAATGTAGAGGGTGTAATGAGTGTTCCATCTGTAAAGATTTATAATTTGTGTGGTGGTGATGGTAATTACTCACCAAACAAATATAATATAGATGAAGCAAGTAAAGGTAAGATAGTTTATCCATCTTTAGACCCTTGCATATTTGAAGTTAAATATCCAAATAAAGACATAAAAGGTAGGGCATTATAATGATTAGATTTTTTACAGCATCTTTTGATGCAAGTGTATATCTTCAACAACCTGACCAAAATACAGGCAGAGATGAGGTATTAGAGGTTGGTAAACTATATTATGGTGATACTAAAGATATTGCTAGAACTCTTATTAAGTTTCCAATAAGTGAAATTATATCTCGTTTAAATGAAGTACATATGTATGTAACCGCTAGTAATTGGAAAGCATACTTAAATTTAAAATCAGTACAAGCAGAAGAAATACCATTAGAATATACAATACACGCCAATGCAGTTTCTCAAAGCTGGTCTATGGGAACTGGTACTAAATTTGATAATATAATATCAGATGGTGTAAGTTGGAAGTATAGAAATGGTTTTGATAGTTGGCAAGATAATACGATAGCAGGTACGGCTCAATATAGTATAGGAACAACAGGTTCTGCAAACGCTGAAGGTGGTACTTGGTACACCGCATCACAGGCATCACAATCATTCAATTACGAAGAAGCTGATATTAGAATGGATGTTACGGAAATAGTAAAACTTTGGAATACCGGTTCATTACCAAACCACGGATTTATAGTACATCATAGTTTAGAAAATGAATCAGATACCTTAGATTACGGCATATTAAAATTCTTTTCAAAAGAAACTAATACAATATACGAACCTAAATTAGAAATTAATTGGTTTGATTTTTACTATGCTACATCATTAGCGCCAATAACAGGTTCAGCTAATGATGGATATAAATTGGTTCTTCTAAATTTACAAAAAGAATATAAACAAAGTAGTAGAACAAAAATAAGATTGAAGGGTAGAGATATGTATCCATTAAAATCTTTTAATAGTACATTTGAATATGAACAAAATAAAGCATTACCAATTGCATCGTTTTATCAAATAGAAGATTATAAAACAGGAGATGTAATTTGTCCATTTAATAGTTTTACTCAAATAAGCGCAGATAATACTTCAAATTATTTTTGGTTATATTTTGATAATTATCCAACAAATCGAACTTATAAAATTAAATTTAGAATAGATGATATAGATGATGAGGGTAGAACTTGGTCAACAATAATTGATGAAAAATACTTATTTGAAATTATAGATTAATGAACGGATTAACTCCATTAGAAACAATAGCACAAAAGCTAGAAGAAAAAAGAAAATCGGATTTAGAAACCATATTAAAGGTATCCGGTTCAGCAGCTATTGCCAGAAATGAATATGGAATTACTGTTGTTGAAGAAAATAATATAGCATCATCTTTAGCTTTTAAAACATTGGTAAAGCCTAAATACGATGAGGTTGAAATTAAAAAAGCTATCAACGTTGAAGTTAAAGAACTTAGACCCGATATCCCAATACCAAATTTAGATTTAGTACCAAAACCATTATATGATGATGAGGTTAATACTAATACTAATTTAAGAAAAGAAAATGAAGATTTAACTAAGAAGGTAGAAGATTTAACTCAAAAGGTAGCTGATTTAGAAACTAAATTAAAAAGTGAAATAAATAATAGATTATCAATAGAGCAGACAAATGATGCTTTAGTTAATCAATTAAATACACTAACTCAAACAGTAGATGATTTTGCAATACAAATTCAAACATCATTACAAAAATCAGTAGAGGAAGGAATTCTTAGAGCATCACTACAATCACAAAATACTGGATTTAAAGCTCAGATACAAGCATTAATTAAACAAATTGACTCATTAAATTCTATTGTAGAAGGTTTACAATCACAATTAGGCGCAGTACAAAATCAACAGGCAATAGTTCAAGGAACACAAGCACAAGCGGCAGCAGCAGGTGCAGATGTTGTAAATGATGTTGCTATTGTCAAATTAGAACCAGAGGCAGATGCGAATGCACCAAAAATATTTGCTAGATTCAAATCAGGAGGGGGTTCACAATGGAAAAACGGAAAATCATTAAGTATAACAAATAATGATAAAAAAGATATTACAGTACAACTAACAAAAACAAATCCATCTGGCGCACCTGATTTTTATAATATACCACAATCTTCATTTACAATGACTCCTGGAGAAAATAAATCAATAGAGTTTACATTAAATGAAAATGCAGTTAGTGGGGTAGATTCTAAAAAGAAAGGTGGATTATTTGGCGGTCATACGAGTTCAAAAGATTACAAAGGTGGTTCATTAAAAGTAAATATCACTCGTGCAGATGGAACATCTAAAGAAAAAACATATGATGCCGGTTTTGGTAAATACCATCCTAACTCTTATTAATAAATAAATTATGAGTATTACAAAATATACAAACTTTGATTCAATCGACATCAATAAATCCAATCAAGGTGAGTTTTTGATGAAGGATGACAAATTTATTGTCACAAAGAATGAAGTTGAAGAAACAGATTTTGGTGATTGTAAGTATGATGTTATGGAAGTATCGGTTTATGATATAAACAATAATTTACTTCCACATAAATCAGGTAAAAATGTTGCTTATATAAAAACAGGTGATATTAAAAATTATCTATATAATCTTACTAACAAAGGTGGTCAGCCGGAATTAGCTATTGATATTAAAAAGCTATTAAACGATTTGGGATTTTCAAATGGTATTCTAAAAGTTATTATTAATTTTGTAAGAAATAGAGTTGGAACTGATAATGAACTTACGAGAGTTTGGATTCAACAAATATCCCCATCAAGAGAGGAAATAAGAGTACTGCCATTAAAAACGAGCGATACAAACGTAAACAAAAAAACCGAATCAGAATTCACAAATATAAATAATCTTAGTAAAGATTTTAAATATTATAGAAAAAATATATTAACAGCTTTAGATTCTTTTGAAGTAACTTATTTAGATTCAATTACCGATGCTATGACAGCTCGATTTGGTAAAGATTTTGAATCAGTTCTCAAAAAAGATTTTGGATTATCTGATTTTAATG